GAGAAGATACCAGAGTTGAAATCTGGTTATGAAGATCTCAGCACATCAATACGTCGGGTGGGCTTTAATGCCTGCTTGGATGAAATTTTAAACTAAATTGAAAGGGGTGAGAGGTTTGCCGTTAGATTGAATGGTTTAAAAGCAATAAAACGATGAATTTGTTGCATAAAACGCAACATAAACAAATTCAAAATGCGCTATTGTAGATATGTGCATGGAATATCAGAAAGGAGCCGAACCTCCGGCCGGGGTAACGATATATCGGGTTCCTTTTAGGAAAAATGAAGAAATTAAAATGTGAAATTTACAGAGATTCAATGCAGAATTATAAAAAATATGCAATTCCACCGGCACAGTTAATTATTACAGACGTGCCGTACAACGTTGGTAAAAATTTTTACGGCAGCAATCCCATGTGGTACAACGGTGGAGATAACAAGAATGGAGAGAGCAAACTTGCAGGAAAAGCAGCATTCAATTCAGATTTTAATTTTAATCTGTATGAGTACTTCCATTTTTGCAGCAAGATGCTTAAGAAAGAACCCAAGAAAGCAGGGAACAGAGGAAGAAGTTCAGATGCACCATGTATGATTGTTTTCTGCTCATTTGAACAAATGCCCACACTGATTGATGCAGCCCGAAAACATGGATTCATCCATTACATACCGCTTGTATTTGTGAAAAATTATAGTCCGCAGGTGCTTAAGGCAAATATGCGTGTGGTTGGTGCTACTGAATACGCACTTGTATTCTATCGAGGCAAACTTCCGAAGTTCAGAAATGGTGCACAGTTTGATGAAAACGGTAAGACGATTCGGGGCACTGGGAAGATGGTTTTTAATTGGTTTGCATGGGAAAAGGATGGAAAAGATATTCCCAAAATTCATCCGGCACAGAAGCCAGTATCTGTTTTAAAAAAGCTAATAGAGATATTTACAGATCCCGGTGATGTGGTAATTGATCCATGTTGTGGAAGCGGTAGTACATTAAGAGCAGCGGCAGAACTTGGAAGAAATGCATATGGATTTGAGATTGACCGCAATTTTTATACAGGAGCAAAAGAGAAAATGCTTGTGTTCGAAACTGATAATCAGATTAGTTTCGAGGATATTCCAGGGGTGATGCCATGAGAACAGTATTGAAATATCCGGGAGGTAAATGGAACATAGCTTCAAAATTGGTTGAACTGATACCGGAACATCACAGCTATGTAGAGCCGTTCTTCGGCAGCGGGGCCGTGTTATTTAATAAGCCGGTATCTGATATCGAAACGATCAATGATCTGGATCATGACGTTGTGAATATCTTCCAGTGCATACAGGAAGATGCGGAACGTCTGGCCAGAATGGTAATGACTACACCATTCAGCCGTGAAAAAT